TCAGATTATCACAAGGTATTGTGTTAATCATGGATGTCAAAAGCTGGTTGTCTTCTTTATCATCTTCATCTTTGGATCCTCTTCGTGAGGCTTTATTGTGTGATGATGATATGCCGATTGATAAGGTCGAAGAGAACACCCATATATCCAGATTTATTGGTTGGGTGATTCTGAGGAAAGTTTTCTTTTCGGAAGAATTTGCTTCTGATGAGTATTACTTTTACTCTGATTGCTTGCGTCTGAGATTCTTTGAATTGTTTTCAGTTCCTATGGAGCTCTATGACGCAAATGATTCCGGGTCTACGAATGTGGTTTTTGTAGAATCCGATGCATCTTATTATAAGGAAATGGAGGATTTAGATCTTGCGTTTTCTTTTCCGTCGGAAGATAAGCGAGGGGATGTGAATGATTCATCTCCTGATTCAGTTGAATTGACTGAAGTTTCCCAGGTGGAAGTCGAACCGTATCTCGATTTCAAACTGGAAGTTTGTACTCTACCAGATGACGAGGGATTGTGCCGTCAACTGGATTGGAAAGCTCAGACCCATGTGGTCGTTGAGAATGTTCTGAGGAACTCTTCCATTGAGATTATTAACTCAATGAGGACTTACAATGCCAATTGCATTCAAGATGCAATTGATGAAGTATTTCCCCATCACTTCTCTGTCGATGATAGATATTTTCAGACTTTTGTCGAAACTTCCGACATTGATTTAGAATTGGATGCTGCTCATATAGATATGAGTAAGTTTCCCAAGAAGTTTGACATCCACTTCGATTGGGAACCCAAGTTGTCCACTGGACTAACTTCTACTAGGTATAATAGTTTTCGCGAGGCTGCGTTAGCTATTAAGAAGAGAAATCTTAACGTTCCAGATTTGACTGCGGATTTGGACGTGGACTCTCTCGTGCCTAAAGTGATGGAGAGGTTTTTAAAGATCCTTGATTTAGGTAAACTCTCCGGATTCCCCGATGATTCTCATGACGTCGGATGCTTCCTGCTAGATTATTTGAGTAGGAAAGGATTGAGTTATGACGTGTTGGAACCAGGGTGTATGGTTTCCTTGAACAAATACCGTCATATGATAAAGTCTCAATTAAAACCTGTTGAAGAGGATTCCTTACATGTTGAGAGACCTCTTGCTGCTACCATAACTTATCATGGTAAAGAAAAAGTCAGCGTTACGACTCCTTTCTTCCTGAGTTTGGCGGCGAAGTTGTTGTGTGTTTTGTCCGACAAAGTCGTCATACCAATGGGAAAAGAACATCAATTATTTGACATCAATGTTGATGTATTTAGAAAAATAAAATTCTGGAAGGAAATCGACTATTCTAAGTTCGATAAATCTCAAGGTAAGCTGCACCATGAGATTCAGAGAGCCATTTTCAGAGACCTTCAGTGTGATGAAGGATTCCTGAGTACTTGGTTCCATTCCCATGAATTTTCCACTATCTTTGATAGTGAAGCAGGGATAGGTTTTTCCACTGATTTTCAACGTCGTACTGGAGATGCGTGTACGTATCTCGGTAACACTCTTGTTACTTTAGCGACGTTAAGCTTTGTATATGATTTGGATTCTCCCGATGTAGGACTGATTGTTGTGTCCGGAGATGATTCTCTAATTGGTACATTTCATTCAGAACTACCCAGGGAAAGAGAGATTTTATGCTCTACTTTGTTTAATTTTGAGACAAAGTTTCCTCACAATCAACCATTTATTTGCAGTAAATTTCTGGTTGAAATTGAGACGACGGATGGTCGTGGAAAAGTGGTCGCTGTCCCATCACCAATTAAATTGCTGATGAAGTTAGGACCTAAGTCGATGAACAAGCAATTGTTTCCGGCTTGGGTGGAGAGCATTAAGGACTACGCTGCTCCATTTAGGAATGCGTTCGTTGCTGAACAGGTGTGTAATTTGGCCAGTTATAGATTTGGTAGAAGATGTTTTACATTCCTACTACCTGCTATATCTGAAGTGCTCTGGATGTTGAGTAATCCCAACGTTAAACTTAAGGAAAAACTTTTCCTTCAGAATTCCTCTTATCTTTCTAATCATTGTCATGATAGGAGAGAAAAAGAGAAGAAAAGAAATCGTCCTAGGGCGAGATCTAAACGTTGACTGTTGTTATGAATTTTAATGGTTATTTCGCTTTGGCGAAGGTCATTAATGCTAACTCTTTGAGTTAATGGTTAGTCACTGTGTGCGACTGCTACGAGATGAACCTATGGGGATTCAAATAGTGGTGAGATATCTTAATCTGTCGGTTGCCCGAAGATCGTATGATATCGACTCCAGATTAGTATGGAGATTCTACATTTAACTTACGTTAAATGTAAAGTAGCTAAGGCTACCAAAAAAAAAAAAAAAAAAAAAAAAAAA